ATCTATATATAGATTCCCATCGTCACCTTTAAAGCAAAGTTTCGTATAAACATCTTTAATTTTATTTGGGGCTGATAATGTACCCATTAATTCTCTCCCATTATAACTACATCCGTAAATGTAGGAGTACTTAGCGATTGATCGCTATAACTAGTTGAGCCTACAGTTAATGCTGTAAAAGTAGGTGAGCCAGCAGCTGATACTGTGCTCAATGTAGGAGCTGTTGAAGCAGATACTGCTGTATAATCAAAATCGTCAGGAGAATCATAAGGCGTAAAGTTATCAGCCAGATAGGAGTCAAAGAATTGACCCGCACCAAGCTCGTTAAAAGCCCAAGAAATATCATCCCATTCCGCAAGACCGAAATTATTCGCTGACCAATCATATGCTGTTGTATTTATTGCCATTAGAAATCCACTGGTTTAACATATTTAACTGTCCCTGCTCTAGCTCTATAAGCATAAGCTCTTCCTTCTCTTACACCCTTTTCAAATTTCTCATTAAAATATTGTGCCAAAGGCAATCCATCTGGTTTTTTCTCATAGCCAAGCGCTATTGCCTTAGCGACTAAATAGTCATGAAACTGTCCTGGAAAATTGCTTGTAGCAGCCCAGGAAAAAGTTGAAGCCCCTTCAGAATTTACAGCAGAAGGCTCTTTAAATAAATCTGCTTTTTTGTAGTAAAAAAGAGTTATCTTCTTACCATCTTCAACTGAACCTGGGGAAGTAAACTTTTCAGTATTAGGATTGAATTTTGCTATTCCTATAGCATCTCTTTCAGTCCACCATACCCATTGATTAGTAGCATACTTATTGCTCCAATTATCTACATAAGTTCCAGCCATTATGTTAAGTCCCTTCTTATAGGTCTACCAATTAATTTAGGTATATTAACATGATCTGTACTTCCATCAGCGCCTTCCATATCAACAGATTTAATTTCAAGAATTGCTTCATCTAGTAAATAATATCTTTGATTTAACTCTAGATCAAACTGAGTAGCTTTTTCAAGCATTCTTGTTCTTTGGCTATATTCTTCTTGAGCAGTATTTAACATCTTAACTATCTCTGTAACACCAAGATCAGGGTGATGTTGTTGCACCAATTCAACCATTTCTTTTAATTTCAACGCCTTACTCCTTCTGCTGTACTGTCAAGTGTACCAGCTTGAGTATAAGGTGCCATAAATTCAGAAAGTTCTGACTTGACAACCTGATACTGACTTTGTAGCCACTGGTAATCTGTGGTTAATTTACTTATAATCGTTGTATAAAGACTAATCTTTTTTTGGATGTTAGCATTAAATTCATTAAGCATTTCTTGTGCACGTGATGTTTGAAAACCTAGTTCTGTCTGAAATCTTGTCGTATCCACACTGGACTTAGCAGATTCTTCAGCTACCTTAGCTTGATAAGTCTGCATATCGACAGTAAACTCCTGAACTTCTTTATTAATATCTGCTTGAAACTTAGAAAGATAACTAGAAGCTCTTTGTAATTCTTGAGCAGCTACTGTTAAAGTAGACTGAACCATTTCTTCATCTTCGTCTTTTAACCAATATCCAGCACTAAATACAGTAGCATCATCATTAGAGCCTGCTTCCTCATCAGTTACTATTCCAACATCTATAAGGTTCTTCGCAGAAGCTAATGCGTCTGAATACTCAGCATTATGAGAAGTGCTAATATTTAAAGTAGGCACATCACCAACATTAGTATCGCTAAAAGCTGCAGGTACAGTAACATCACCCATTGATAAAGAAGTGTTTAAATCATCTATCATATCAAAAACAGTAGTATCCGCGTCTAAATCAGTAGGTAACTTAGCATTTAAAGCAGCCATCTTATGATGTAATAACTGAGCTGCTGCATATAATACTACTCCATGATACATTTCAGAAGGAAAGTTATCTATTGTGCTATCTGTTCCAGCAACTGAAGTATCAGGTAAGACTATACTTATCTTTACTATTTCATTATTATCTGGAATTGGCAAAACATTGAGAACTCCATTATCAATATAATAAACTGGAGAATCTTTACTTGCGTAATAAATGCTGTCAGTATTTTTAGCATTACTTCTAAAAGCTGCATTTATTGGGCTACATTTTAGCTCTTCTCCAGTACTTGCATTTCCATTCCTTCTTACTATATCTATAATTTTAGAATTAGTAGCTAATGGTAATGTTCTTGTGGTATCGTTTAAGGTTTGCAAAGAAGCAAATAGTGGTAACATATCTGGATTAGTTTTCTCTACCATGGTAATAATCCACTGTACACCATTTGCTAAAAACTTAGATATAGCATTTGGATATGCATCAGTCTCTCCAGCGTAATTACCTATTTCAGCATTAAATGCCATTATACTATTTGTCCTAATCTTGTTCTAGCATTAACTTCGCTTTTGCTCATTTTCTTTGGTTTTGGAGTCTTTTTAGCTATTCTCTTAGCTGTGCCTTTTAAAGCTTTTTCAGACATACGATATTTAGCAGCATAATGCTTTATAACCGCTTTCCTATTATTCTTTATAGCACTAACAACTACCTTTGCAACTACACTATTCATTTCTTTTTACTTTTCTTTGCTTTTTTACTATCAGTGTTTTGCTTGCGTCTGCTATGGTCATTGACTTCTTCCTTACCAGACTGCCAAGGCCCACCAATATCATTACTTGTTACTATTTTCATATCTTTATCTTAAAAATACGATTTCACCAGCTGCACAAGCAGAACCATCGCTCTGATCACGGGCACCTGTTGCTTCTATATTTAAAACAGTTCCTGCTGGAATAGCTTTAAAATGTACCCAAGCTCCATTTACATATAACTCATAGTTACCAGCTACACCAACATAGACTGCTGAACTTTTTGTATGAGTAGTAACATTTGTTGTAATAGAACTAGCATCTGTATACAATAAAGATGTTTGGCTCATTCTTCCCATTATTTTTCCTTCCTTTCAGTTGGGGGGCTAAAAAGCCCCCCTTAAATTACTGATTTACGAGAACTTTAACAAGGTGTGAGTTTCAGGTAAAGATATTTCTAAACCAGCTTCGGTTAAGATTTGATCTTTCCTTCCGTCAACGTTGTTGTCTTGTACATTAGTGATAATGTGAGTATCACGAGATACCCCATTAGCAGCTAATGGACGGTAAGCTACGTTCTTCATGTCGATCATAATAGCATAGTCTTCCCACATTCCTCTGAATAAAGGCTGTTCGACCAAGTGTAAGTCACCGTAAAGTGTATTTACTCGTGTTACATTGTGTCCGAATGAACCTTTAACATTTTGGATATCTACAGAATAGCCATTCGATGCTGCTGCATAGTTTGAACCATTTGTAGTTGTAGTGTGACCAAGTGCCATTGTGTTTCCTAAGAAAGAACTTCCGCCAAGTTTGTTAAAGTAACTTAATACTCTACGTGATGCAAGTACAAGTTTGTTTCCGCTATTACCTGATTCAGGTGAGAAAACATCTTCCATTGCATCAATAAAGTCATCGTATGACGCAGTTCCATATGAAAATGTTTTAATCTTTCCATAAGCTTCTGTGTAGGGTACGATACCCCATGAACGTCTAACAGGCCCTGTTCCAGTTGAATCATCTGATCCAATACCGAATAACATTGCATGTTCTAAGTCCATTTTATGTTCCATTAACTTTTCTTGCCATACTCGCTTGTATTCATTAGATACACCACGATAGCGGGTAGCTAATGAAGTTCCACTAAACAAAGAGATTGCCGTTTTAAAAATCTGACAATATCCTTCTCTATCATAGAACTCGTCTTTCCATCCTTCAGGATCAGTTGATCCCTCAGCCCATGCTGAACCTACAATCTGACATTTAGCATCTGCACGATGAATTAACTTAGAAGCAGAAGCTTCAGTAATTTCACCAGCATTTGTTCCGTCAGGCTTGTAGACAACTTTAATAAAAGTTAAGTCAATCTCAGCATAAGCAGAATTGCTTACATCTGGATCGGCATTAACTTTATAATAAGCAATTGCAGCAGTTTCTGAACCAGCGCCAGCATCACTGCCGTTAGCATCATATTCTACTTCAATCGCTACCATCTGTCCACTTAAAATAAAGTTAGGACAAACAGCAGTTGTTACAACACGACCATATTTATCATAAAGACAGTCCACCTGCAGATTCGTAAGGTTAAAGTTAGAATCTGTCCCACTATGAGCTGAACTAGTCATAGCTGTTTTAACTTCAAAATTACGACGCTGCCATTGATGACGCTGCTCTAAAAATTTAAAAACAGGATCATCAGTAGGCTTCTTTGCTACTTTAGACAAATATGTAAAGAATGGAGACTGTTTAGGAGCGAGTTCAGCAACTTTTTCCCCGAAATTGTACATCCGTCTAGAATGATCAATCGAGGATGACTGCATACCTCCACCAGAGGTGATACTATATACGTTTGCCATCTTTAACTCCTATTAGTTTTTAACTCCAAGGGTTCTGTTTATTATAGTCATCAATCATGCTGTCTATAATCTTGTCTTCTATAGAACCCTCATTCTGTCCAGTTTGAGAAGGCATAACCCCCATTGATGCAGGTACTTGCTGTGCCCTCTTCACTTGCTGAAATTCCCCTGAGGGAGCTTTAGCTTGTGGGGGAGGGGAGCCTAGACCCTTATCAGTAGCATATAATCTCCAAAGATTGTCAATGTTAACAGAGGACGGATCAGACATTACTCTTATAAAATCATCTGCAGTTTGATGGTCAACTTTATACTTGTCCATCACTTGCGATCTGACTCCATTAATTTGCTCTATCTGCTGCGACTCTGCCTCACGACGCTGAATATCTTGTTGACGTTCAGTTCGTAATTTTTCTCTCTCATCTTGCATCATTGCCATCTGGTACTCGAACTGTAAGTTCTTGTACTCATCCATTTCACCACGCCAAGTTTGTTCTTGTTGAACAAATCTAGCACTTTCAGATGAGGGATCAGCCATTGCTTCATCCATTGAAAAATTATAAGGTTTCTGCGGCTTCTCTGGTGGCGCTGGAAATTCAGGTTCAGGGTCAACCTCAGCTTCTTGTTGCGGTTGAGTAGCCTGTTGGGTAGCAATTTGATTAAATTGCTGCTGCAACTGGTCACGCTCATTACGCATCTTGTCAGCTTGAGATTGCCAATACTGATACCTAACTTCATCATTATCAGGTTTTACCTCTACAGATGGTTCTTCGTTAGCAGGTTGCTCTTGTTGAACCGCTATTTCAGGTTCTACTGGAGCATCATCTTGCATATCGAAGGCTTCTGAAACGGAACCCTTTTCACCACCGAATATGACATCATCGACTAATGAGCCTTCTTCCTGAGGCTCAACTGAATGAACTTCAGGTTCAGGGGTAGTCACTTGTTCTACTTCTGCCATAATATCTCCTATTTTTTAGATTGCTTCTTCTTAGGGCTTGAAGAAGGTGAATCTGATTTTGAGGCCTCTCCGACCTCTTTTTTAACTTGCCCTAAAGCGTCATCTAGGCGTTTCTCAAATAGAGTGCCAGACATTTTAGCCCTATTCTCAGTTCCCTTCAAATTGGACTTCGTTTTTTCGATTTCGGCTTTCATTTTGGCGTGATAAATCTCACGCTCTCTTGTTTGCAAGTCTCCTTGCATTTGCTTGATAGTCTCAGTTGCCTGCTCTAATTGCGACTGCAACTGTTGTATCAAATCTGTTCTCTGCAGGACACCCTGCATATCGAAGACTTCTGTCTTCTTTAAAACTTCTTGCTTATCAATAATACCTTTTTCGTAAGCATCCATATACATTTCTAATTGTGCCATTCTGTTTGTAGGCATTGTAGAACCTGTTACAACAACGACATCATACTTACCAACTGTAATATCATTCAATACTTGAAT